ACTGGTATGATGTTTGTCATTTTCGTTCTATGTCCGTTTCCGCACAGTCCTCGCCGTACTGTATTTCAATCAGTTTTAGCGGTTGATCAGTTTCGTTGCACAACTGGTGCCACTCATTTAATTTTATCCAGGTGGATTGATGCCGTGCAGGACTTGCCATCAACTCATATTCAGTGCTGTGAGGATCCACAGTGTAAACAGTGGCTTCACCTTCGGCCACAAACCAGAACTCTGCACGACTTGAGTGTCGTTGCATACTGAGTCGCTGACCCGGCATCACTGTGAGTTCTTTGAGTTTGACATGGTTATCAACTTCGTGCAGCACACGATAGTAGCCCCAGGCTCGATCAGTACGGGGCTTTTTCCACTCTTCCAGAATCCAGCTGCTACTATTCTGTTTATCGTCGCCGCCTACTCCGAATTTGAAAACCACATCTTGCACCACCATTTCAGGAATATTGACTGCTGTGCGATCACCGCCGTTGGCAAAGATGATTTCATCCTTGGGATACAACATCTGCACATTGCGTATGGCTTCAATTCCGGATCCGTCATCGTCGTTGAACAGGATACAGTGATCTACCATGCGTAGATTTTCTATCACTGCCACACGCTCAACTGCAGGCATAAACGGTCGACCTTTTTTACGGCTCAACCATGAGTCAGAATTTACTCCCACTACCAGCCGATCACCAAGTTGGCGGGCTGCTGCTAGATAGGAGATATGTCCAGAGTGTAAGGGATCAAATCCCCCAGTTACAAGTACAATTTTCATACTTGTATTTAAACACTGATTAGATCAGGTCTAGTTTTTCCCACGGCAAATAGTCTTTGCCAAAGTGTCCATAATTGGTAGTTGATCCATAAATTGGACGGAACAAATCAAATCTCTTGATAATTCCTGCAGGGGTTAGGTCCACATTGTTTTGTACCCAATCAGTAATTGCTTGACTATTGCCATCACTTTGTACATAAAAGCTCATGGGTTGCTCAACTCCAATTGCATAACTGATCTGACATGTGGCACGGGTGGCCTGGCCGCTGGCCACAATATTCTTGGCAAGATAACGCATCATGTAGGCTGCACTGCGATCTACCTTGGTGGGGTCTTTGCCACTAAAAGCGCCGCCACCGTGTGGGCAAGATCCACCGTATGTGTCCACAATAATTTTGCGTCCAGTTAATCCTGTATCCCCATCGGGTCCGCCAATGACAAAGCGTCCTGTGGGATTGATATAAAACTCTGTGGAATTATCAATGTATTTTGTAGGCAATATACCAAGAATAATATTTTTCACTGTTAGTCGAACATGATCAATATCCACCAAATCACTGTGTTGAGTACTGCACACGATCTTGGCTATACGTACAGGTGTGCCGTCATCATGATATTCAAATGTGACTTGTGATTTAGCGTCAGGTCCTAGCCAATCAACCACCTGAGTTTTGCGCACTTCTGTCAGTTGTTCAACAATGCGATGGCTCCAGTAAATGGCTGCGGGCATATAATTTGCAGTTTCATTACAGGCATACCCAAACATCAGGCCTTGATCTCCGGCACCAAACGAATCTGTGCCAAGTGCAATGTCAGCACTTTGCCCATGTAGCAAGTTTGTGATTTCTACTGTGCGCCAATCAAATCCCGATTGCTCATATCCAATTTCTTTAATAACACTTCGCACAGCAACATCAACATCTTCAGACTGTAATACACCTTTGTATTCTCCAGCAATCACCACACGATTGGTAGTTACCAAGGTTTCGCATGCACATCTTAGTGCAGAATCCTGTTTGGCCATCACAAGATCTAGTACTGTATCGCTGATTGCATCTGCAATCTTATCTGGGTGCCCTTCTGACACCGATTCACTTGTAAACAAATAACTCATTAATTTCCTTAAACTTGAATATCTTCCATACCAGCTGCTCGTAGTCTAACAATGTGACCCAGCATGAAGTTCTTGCTTTCTAGTGCCTTCATGATACCCAGCCAGCGATTACGCAGCAGGGCCACTTCATTGATAATGGTTTCAAAGTCAATCACTTCATCTTCGCCGTCCACATACTTTTCAGCATCTCTGCTGCTGAGAGCACGATTGTAACCTTCCAGATACTTTTGAAAGTGCTTGCGACGAATCTTGCGCAACTGAATGTTCAGCAGATTCAACACAGCTTCCACTTCTTGAAGCTGGTAGAATCTCTGCTCAGTTATGCCCGGAAGTAACTTGATGTTGTTCTCAACAATGCCGCCAATTCGGCAATCTCGTTTGGCATCCAGGAGCTCACGATCATAGTGTGCCATGAAGTCTGGGATCTTGCCCAGATCCGCGGCCACTTGACTATACCACATTAGTTTTCCCAGCGGTCATCATCTGTGGTGTCGCTATCTTCTTCAGGATCTTCATCTTCAGGATCCACATAGTCTTTGTCATTGTCAAGATACGCAGTGAGCGCACGTTTGATATCCACATCGTTCTTGAAGGCAGCACGAATATCATCCACATCCGAATCGTTGTCAATCAAGATTGCAACCACAGCTTCGGCTGCTTCGTCACGATCCACTGTGTTCACGTAACGCTTGAGTTCTCCCCAAATTTCACTTGCTACTGTTTCACTCATGCTTCGTCTCCTGCTTCTTCTACAACAACCTCATCTTTGATCTTGGCAAAATCTGCCATGACCTTGTCAAGACAGCCATCTTCGTTGGCTTCCCAGGCCTTGCGGAAATACTTGATAATTTCGCCTGTGTCCTGTATAGTAAATGCCAGTCTATTGCCATCCTTTTTAAGGATACCTTTTTTCTCAGCCAGATCAGTCAAGCCCGAGTACGGACTCATACCTGTTGTGTAGGGAATCTTGACCTGCACACCTTCAAACGGTTTTGAATAACGTGTTTTCATGATCTTGCATGACGCACGGATACCGTTGACTTCGGATACCTTGTTGCCATCTTCATCTTCTTTGAGCTTGAGTTTCTTCATGGCCACAACGATTGAACTGGCGTAGATAAATCCTTGGCCGCCTGAAATCTTGTCATCTGGGTCAAACATGTCTTGACTTGCGTATGTGTGGTTGGTACACACCAAGCCCACATTGTAATTACCAAACATGTTGACACAGTTACGAACCAGGGCTGTGAGTGCTTTGGGTTTACGACCAAGGTCACCTTTCATTTCGCCTGCTTCAAACTGGTTAACGTCTGTGGGTGTCAACAACATGCCCAAGCTGTCAATCACAAACATGACCTTGGGACGTTCGCCTTCGGCCAAGGCCTTGTAGTCCTGCATGAATGTGCTGATTGTTTTGGCCACATCATCAATCATGCTCATGCTCAGTTTCAGCAGTTTGTCTTGGCTGGTGTCCACACCCAGTGCCTTGAGCCATGCTTCGTCTAGAGCGTTTTCGCTGTCAACCAAGACCACATAGATACCTTGCTCTTGTGCGTTCTTGATAATGTTGCCCGAGCAGATATAACTCTTGCCTGCACCAGATTCACCAGCAAACACTGTGACCTTGCCTAATGGAATACCTCGATCAAAGAATCCTGAGATTAGGTAGTTCAGTGCAAAGTTGCCTGTGCTTACCCAGTCTGTGGGGTCATTGAAGCCAATGCTGAGTCCTTCAATGCTTTTTGTAATTTCCTTGCGGAACTTGCTTACGTCAAATGCTTTTGCCATGCTTACCCTTAGTGTAAAATTATTTGTGCTCGATTGTTGTCTCGAGAATTTCTATATAACATTTTTCTATATTCGAACAGTTTGTTTTCTAGATCTACTATGTTTGCAATTGGTATTTGTTCAGCAACTAGTTTGATACCGTTCCCACTGGCCCAGGCCTGTGCTTCTCTACTAAACGGAATAGTCTCAGGCATCTCCAACCCCACCTGGAACGCAAATTCCAAAGTCTCATAGTTATAGTGATCTGGACATTCTAATTTAGTATCAAAAAATCTAAACTTATTATAATACTGCCTGCCCACATATGTATAGCCAAACGAGAAATTTACTTTGTCGTTGTTTGTGATCATGGTGTTTAGAAATGGATTGTTGAACACTTGCCATTTTTCATCTGCTTTAAACTCCAACTGTGTAAAACCCCTTTCGAGGTTGTGGACTCCTAAGTTTATTTCTCGATACGGGTAGAGGTATCCTAACTTTTCCATTGCTGGTGCAGTTTTGATTATTCGTTCAGTATCTGGGTATAATTCATGTAGTATATTACCTAGACGAGCCCGAGATGCAACACTACTAAATCTTAGATCATCGATATTGATATCATGATAGTGGGAAAATACCCAATCAGAATGTAACTTGTTAAGAAATCGTTGATCTAAATAATTTTCAAGATCTGTATGTTGTTTAAAATTGTCACTCACAAGATCGTATAGTACTTCATTGGTCTTTGAAATGGCCCAGTGTAGGTGGGTAATTTTCTTGTCAAGATTTTTATAAAGTTCCTGATCATTGGTAAACGAGTTTTGTGATTTTTTGTTGGTTTGTTCAACAAAAAATTCAAACAGTTCGTGATTATACACTACCTCAAAAGGCAGAGTATCTCCAGATTTATCAAACACCAAAGAAAATTTCATAATAGATAAAAAAGCAAGCACCTTTCGGTGCTTGCACTTTTTGATTACTTCTGTTGACGACTACGAATCATGGCCAAAATGTCTTCGGCTTTCTGTGCTGGTTTTGGTGCAGCAACAGGTTCAGCAGCAAAAGATTTTTCTGCCGTAGCAACATCTTCGTCAAAGTCTGCAACAGGTGCAGGTGCTGGACGTGCTGCTGGTGCAGGAGCATCTTCAGCGGCTGTGCCAGCAGGTGCGTTGACACCAGCAGGGCGGAAGTACTGACCCCAACGCTCTGTGTCGTAAGGTTGTCCATCTACACTGGCTTCAAACATTTCCTTGATCACCTTGAGCTCAACTGCGCTGGGCTTCTTGGGCAAGAATGTGCTGAGATCATACAAACCATGTGTGGCCACAGCAGCTTGTTCAGCTTCGGTCAGGGCTGATTCTTTACGAGCCCACTTGGATGTGTTGTAGTCTGCGTATCCACCTTTAGATGTTTTAGCAATGCGGAAATCCAAGCCACGCAACATGTCAGTTGGCAATTCTTCCAACTCAGGATCCATCAAGGCACCCTTGATCAAGGTAAACAACTGAGGTCCAATGATGAACTTGCGAATGGGATTGTCCGGTGTTTTGTCGTCGCCAATGGGATTCTCACGTACAAAGCCCTGGAAAATGTAACTGCGCTTTTTCCAGTACTTGCGACCCATGTCTTCAAGACTCTTGTCCTTGAACCAGGTGCGTACTTCTGCCAAGATTGGGCAGGCATCGCCCCACATCTCAACGCATGGTACTTGAACCATGACTTGTTTGGAATCCATCTCACCTTTGACGCCATTGAATGGCAGTCGAATCATTGCTCGCTCTGCCCAAAAGAATGTGTTTTTTGTGTTACCGTCTGGCAGGAAACGAAGTACAGCTTCTTTGCCTTCTTCCATGTTCCAGTGAGGGTAAATTGATTTGTCGCCGCCTCCGGTAGATTGCCCACCTTTGTTGCTGTCTGCGGCCTGTAGCCGTGCGCGGATTTCTGCTAGTGATGCCATATTGTGTTGCCTTTCTTGTGCGTTAATATGATTTTAAAAATTTAAGATCTACTTAAATGTTGCCTACAAGTTATTATAACACAGCTTGTCTGTGTTTCCTACCACCAAAGGTAGCGAACTTTGCCTATCTAGTTGCTTACGGAAGGGCATGCCACTACATGCCCTTCTTTGTTTTATTTATGTTATCTGATCAAGGCCAGCGATTTTATTCTGGCCAGAACAGCATCGCCTTCGCGAGACTCATACATGCCACCGCCGCATTCGGCCA